TGTTTGGATATTTTGAACTGCCGCATTTTAAAATGAATGCCATGGTAGAAATGCCCGATCATGGTGAAATACAAGTGGACAACTTTGGCGGATTTGAAAGTGTGTTTTCTGGGCACTTCCACCTGCGCCAACAAAAGAAAAATATCAACTATATTGGCAACTGCTTTCCACACAACTTTGCCGACGCCGGAGATGACCAACGTGGTATGATGATCCTAGAATGGGGTCAGGCACCTGAGTATCATGCCTGGCCCGGTCAGCCCTTGTACCGAGTCATGCGACTCAGCGACGCCATTGATCATGGCAAGGATGTGTTCCGGAAAAACATGCATGTGCGTGTGGAGTTGGACATTGACATCAGCTATGAAGAAGCCGGATTTATCAAAGATACTTTTGTAAAAGATTACAACCTGAGAGAAATGGCCCTGATTCCAGTCAAACACAACTCGGTGGAGACTGACATGGCACCAGGAGAAATCAAATTTGAAAGTGTGGATCAGATCGTTACCGATCAGTTGACCAACATAGAAAGTGAATTTTATGATCCCAAGCTGTTGTTGAAAATCTATCAGACCCTATGATACAAGGCAGTTATCATAAAAACAACACCTATGATGAATTAAAAACTGTGGTCTTGGGCAGTTATTATACCCCTGACTATTTTGAATTTATTACTTTGCCCAGCATACGTGAACCACTCATGCGTATCGCCGACGAAATCAATCAAGATCTGTTGGCGTTTGAAAATCTCTTGATTCAACAGGGATCAAAAGTGATACGTCCCCTGTTGCCCACGGTGGATCAATTCCGCGAACATCATGAGCTGACCCAACAATTTTTAATGCCGCCTATACAGCCCAGAGATTGTCATGCTGTAATTGGAGATCGCATATACAAATTAAATACCCAGGCCGAAAGCAATCAATTTGTGGATGACTGTATCAAGCAGTACAACCATAAAGATCTAGTAGAACTGGCCACAGCCAATGAAAAATTTTATCTCGACAGCATGGCTCGAGCACACAATTGCTACAATGCTCAATTAGATATGTGGTATTGCCGTGACAAATACAAAGAACTGGCCGGACCCGACTGGCCCAAATTTGAAGATTATGTGCAGGGGCAACGGTCAGAACATCCGTTTATCAAACAGGAACTGCATGAATTTGCTGATGCCTTGTGTTATGAACAAAAAGAAGTACACTGGCTACAAGGCCCAAATGTATTGCCCGTGGATGACCACATTGTGGTTGATTGCAACGAATACTGTGATTATGCCAGCTGGATACAACAGCACATGGACATTGGTCCACGCACTGTGAGCCAAATAACCACCAAAGCCAAACACACCGATGGATGTTTTATGATTCTAGGACAACAGACCATACTGGGCATCGATTCCTTGATTGACTACCACACACACTTTCCTGGATATCATGTGATTGGTGTTCCTGCAGAAAGCTATCAAAATCAACTGGATGATTTTCTAATCATGAAGCGCCGTGTAGACGGACGCTGGTGGGTGCCGGGCGAAGAACACAACGAAGACTTTACAAATTTTGTAGAACTGTACCTGCGTAACTGGACTGGACATGTGTATGAAACTGTTTTTGATGTCAACGTGCTGGCCCTGAATCCCGAAACTGTGTGTGTAAGCAATTACAATCCAGAAATTTTTGCCCAATTGAAACAACGTGGCATTGATCCAATTGTTGTACCCTGGCGGCATAGATTCTTTGTGGATTGCGGTTTGCATTGTCTCACACTAGACCTGCACCGCGGTAATATGTTATAATAAACGTCATGATCCAAATAAAAAAATTAACTGTTAAAAACTTTATGAGTGTGGGCAACAGCACACAGGGCATTGATTTTGATCGCAAGGATTTAACTTTGGTTCTGGGCGAGAATCTGGACCTGGGTGGCGACGGCAGTCGCAATGGCACAGGCAAGACTACCATAATCAACGCACTCAGTTACAGCCTGTACGGACAGGCACTCAGCAACATACGCAAAGACAACTTGGTCAACAAGACCAACGGCAAGAACATGATGGTCAGTTTAGACTTTGTGGTCAACGGTGCTGAGTATCGCATTGAACGTGGACGAAAACCCAATGTGTTGAAGTTTTATGTCAACAACAAAGAACAAGAAATTACCGATGATGCACAGGGCGATAGTAGAGAAACACAAGATTCTATCGAACACACCTTGGGACTCAGTCATGACATGTTCAAACATATCTTGGCTCTGAACACTTATACAGAACCCTTCCTGAGTCTAAAGGCCAATGATCAGCGTACTATTATTGAACAACTGCTGGGCATAACCATGCTCAGTGAACGTGCTGATCGAATCAAAGAACACAACAGACAGACCAAAGAGGCCATACAACAGGAAGAATTCCGCATACGTGCTGTGCAGGAGGCCAACAAAAGGATCGAAGAACAGATCGAAGCCTTGCGACGCAGGCAAACATTATGGATGACCCGACATGAAGAAGAGATTGAAAAACTCACAACCGCGCTCGAAGAGCTCAAGAAGATTGACATTGAAGCCGAGATACAGGCCCACAAGGCGCACAAAGTATGGGATCAGAAGCGCAAAGACCTTAACGACCTGGCTGGACAGATCTCCCGCACGAAGCTTGATAAGGACCGCGAGACAAAAAGCATTGAGAAGCTTGGCAAGGAGATTGCGACACTTGAAAATCACACATGCCACACTTGCGGGCAGGCTTTCCACGACCATAAGCACCAACAGGTCTTGGAAGGTAAGCAGGCTGATCTGGAGCGAGCGCGAGAAGCGTGCTCGGAGCATACACAGCTCCTTTCAGAGCTTGAGACTGCCCACACAGCCTTGGGCACGTTAGGACGGCCACCGGTCATGTTCTATGATCGAGAAGAAGATGCCATTGATCATAGATCCAGCATGGCCGCACTGCAAGCGCAGTTGGAAAACAAACAGGCCGAAACAGATCCTTACGGTGAGCAGATCTCAGACATGCAAGGTCAGGCTCTGCAGGTAGTAAGCTACGACACGCTGAACGACCTTACCCGATTGCAAGAACATCAAGACTTCTTGCTCAAACTGTTGACCAGCAAAGACAGCTTCATACGCAAGAAGATCATTGAACAGAATCTCAGTTATTTAAATGCCCGACTCACACACTATTTGGACAGGATCGGCTTGCCACACACTGTGGTGTTCCAGAACGATTTGACTGTCAGCATCGAAGAGCTGGGCCGAGAACTGGATTTTGATAACCTAAGTCGTGGTGAGCGAAATCGTTTGATCTTGTCAATGAGCTGGGCCTTCCGCGATGTGTTTGAAAGCCTATATCAACCCATCAATGTGTTGTTTATAGACGAAATGATTGATAGTGGTCTTGACACACAAGGTGTAGAAAATGCCTTGGCACTATTAAAACACATGAGCCGTGAACGTCACAAATCAATTTGGTTGGTCAGTCATAGAGATGAACTGGCAGGGCGTGTGGAGAACATACTCAAGGTTGTTAAAGAAAACGGCTTTACCAGTTACAATACGGATGTAGAAATAGCATGAGTTTAGCCACTTGGCATTTTCACATTGAGATCAGTTCAAAGTGTACACTGCGTTGCCCGCGATGTGCCCGCCAAGAGGTTCCAGATAGTTTGGTAAACACAGAACTAGATTTAGAATTTTTTAAACGAAACTTTACCGCAGAGTTTGTTCTTGACAATGTAGAAAAGATCACATTCTGTGGAGATGACGGTGACCCTATCTATGCTCATGATCTGGTCCCGGTAATTCAATATATCAAATCAATCAAATCGGTTGAAATTGTCATTGTCACCAATGGATCATACAAGAAACCAGAACAGTGGCGTGAACTAGGAAGTGTGTTAACCGAACAAGACACTGTGCATTTCAGCATCGACGGTTGGGACAACGAGTCAAATAATTTGTATCGGGTAAACAGTGATTTTAATAGTATCCTTACCGGGATTGCGGCACTGCGAGATAACAGTGCCTGTCGGTTAGTTTGGGCCGCTATCGCATTTAAATTCAATGAAGATCGTATAGATCATATGAAAAATTTAGCCCTGTCCCTGGGCATGGATGCATTCCAATTGACAAAAAGTACCAAGTTTGGAACAATCTATCCTGGTTATGGCACCGACGATCCGCTTGAACCTAGTAAAAAATTTGTAAGCGGGTCGCATAGATTTGAGAGAGATGTTGTTGTGTTGAGCTTGCGTGGACTTAATTCGCAGGTAAACACAAAAAATATGCAGTTGTATAAATCAGTAACTGAAGTCAACGGTGTCAAACCCCTGTGCGAAATTGGCAACAAAGGGCTTTACATTGACGCACAAGGTAGACTATTTCCTTGCTGTTGGGTGGCCAATCGCTACAGCCACAATTCAGAGTGGAAAGCTATTGCTACCAAATTTGATTTGAATCGTCGGGCACTGGCTGATGCTGTCGCTGATGATTTTTGGTCAACAACATTTCAAACTTTTGGGTGGCAAGAGTGCCAGACCAAGTGTGCGGTAAGCAGGGTAGATAAAAAATATGCAACTGAGTGGTAGCATAATAAAATGATCAAAACACTGACTCCAACTATTGCTATGGATTTTGACCAGTTGACTCTATTGGCCAACACCCTGACTGATCACGAATATGTGGGATATATTTTCCACAAGTTGCTTGATAACCCAGACGCTGAATTTCAAAAAGTAGATCACTATGATACATGGAAATATCCCAAGTGTTGGCATGCAAGATACTGGTTAAACTATGTTTATCACGGCTATACACTCAAAGACGCCAGTATTTTAGATCTTGGCGCCAACTTGAATTTTTACAGCGCCTGGTGTTTAGTCAATGGTGCTCGCAGTGTTCATGCAGTGGAAGGAGACCCAACACGTCATCAATTGGGAAAAGAATATATCAGTCTTAGAAATCTTGAAAACAGTTGCACCACGCAACTGTCTACTATTAATGAATTTATAAAATCATATAACGGAGAAAAGTACGACGTGGTATTTCTTCAAGATGTGCTTTATTATCTTAACAATCATGTAGAAATTTTATCATTTGTTAAAAATGTTATAAAACCAAAATATTTCTTTTTAGAATCCACAGTAGTTGATGATGTGTCTGATGATGGGCATCTAAAAATTTGGTATCCAAGTGTTGATACCAAGAATATGCAATCGGTTATTGAAAATAACCGAAAGCCCTTGGGCATGATTCCATCTAGACTAGCACTGCGCCACATGATTGAGCACACTGATTGGAATATTGTCAGTTATTACGATTACAAAGATTTTGTTGGGCATGGCGAGTCGCCGCCGAGAAAAGCTGGTATGAAAGATTACTATTTGCTTGCAAACAATCATTTTTGACCAGGAGGCGAAACCAATGATAATTACTAGTCCATGGTATGGTTGTACGAAAACACACAGATTGAAACATTGCCCGAAGGTTGCGTTGGATTTGTCTATTTGATCACAAACACAATTTCAGGCAGAAAGTATATTGGAAAAAAATTAGCAAAATTTAGCAAGACCTCATACCGAGTAGTAAAATTAAAGAACGGCAACAAGAAGCGCAAGAAGATACGTGGCAAAATAGAATCAGACTGGCAGACCTACTACGGCAGCAACGAACAACTCAATCAAGACATAGCACAGTTAGGCAACGAAAACTTCACAAGAGAAATATTATACTACTGCGGGTCCAAGGCTGAATGCAGTTATATTGAAGCTAGAGAACAATTCTCAAGACGTGTATTAGAAAGCGACGACTGGTACAATGGACACATCCAAGTACGTGTACATGGCAGTCATATTAAAAATAAGATATGAAAAAAATTACTTTATTTGTAGGTGATTGCGACGAGTCTCTTGCCATTGCTGCCAAACAGCTTGACGGTGCAGCCGTGCTCATCGACAGCACCAATTATGAAAAATTCCAAACAGCAATCGGTGATTACACCGCGTACACTTCGTTGGCCGATTTACCAAAAAACCCTAAGATATTATATGAGTTGTTGCTGACCGCCGACCTAATCTATTATTGTCCACCACCACAGTGGAGTGATCAAAAAAACATAGACCTTGAAAATTTTACCAATTCCATGCAAGGTCTGACAGAATTTTATCTGCATGCAGTGAACAAAATGAAAAACAATGTAATTGGTTTAAATTTTTCTTTGTGCAAGCCGGACGATTACTTAGAGTTGTTGGATCTTCGTAAATCATCCAACAGTCAATTATGGGTAGTTGGATGCAGTACTACCGCCGGTGTTGGGGTTGAAAAAAATCAAACCTATGGATATTTGTTGAGTCAAAAGTTAAATTTACCCATTAGCATGTTGGCCACTCCTGGCTCATCCATATCCTGGGCAACAGATCAAATTCTAAGATCCGACATACAGGAAAACGACATAGTTGTTTGGGGATTGACAAGTGAGAATAGGTTAACTTTCTGGGACGGAAATACAAAATCTGTGAGCCATTTGCTTCCTAATAACCACAAGTACAATACTGATTTACCCAAGTCCTTGATTGAAAAATTACTTGTACACAAAACCAATTTTT